TGGAAAACTGGACGTGACATTGTAGTATCTTCGACTACAAAAAGTGACGGATGATAAATTGCTGATAAATTAAACATTTTGTCAACAATCCCTTCTTTTGGTTCACCAGGGATACCCAAAACAGGTAACCCACGCTCTCTTATATAATCTAAGACGTAAATATTGTTATTTTCATCAACAGCAACTACCATAATAACAGAAAAATCTGAATCTCTCCTAAAAGAATCTGTTGCTGGGTCAACACCGCAAAAAATATTCACAGGGATAGCGTCGTCATCAGCAATAATAAAATTTATTCCAGTCTTGTCATCATATAAGTGGCTCCCCTCCCAATACTTAACATGTTTCATACTAAAAATAGAATCTTCGGCACTTTGGACTTCCATCATGTATTCTTGATAGAATTTTTGAGACTGTCCAGAATCCTGATAGAATTTCTTCTTTTCCTTTAGCTTTTTCGCTGGGAACCAAGAGTCCCAAAGCGCGTTCCCTTTTTCGTCTAATGCTTTATATGTTTTAACAGTCCAGGCAAAATCTTCTTTATTTTTTACTGATCTTTCATGGTTGGTCAATAAATTATTAATAAAGGAATCATAATGCACAGGAGTACCATTAATCCGCAACCTGCCAGTATGAGGCTCCAGAGCAGGATAAACAACCGCAGTGATAAGGTTTGCGTTCTTCGCTCTAGCCTCAGGAGTAATTGTATTATTTTCATCTTCGAAGTCATCCAGTATAATCAAGTCATAACGCTTATGAAGCTTTGCTCCGCCACGAATGCCTGATATGTTTGATTTGCACAAAAGCTTGTGACCAGTACTAAGTTCTATATCTTCCTCTGTCCATTTTCTGCCTTTTAAATCGCCAAAATAATACAATATTCTATCATTGAACTCTAAATGATGCTTTATATAATCCATATTACCAGTGGCAAGCTTCGCAGTTGCGGATACCCACCCGTAAAACAAAGGTTCATCCCTGGTAAACAAAAATGACCATAGAATATCGCACTTAGTCAAAACAGTTTTACCATGACCACGTGGCATAATAACAGCCAACTGTTTCACTTCCTTATCCATTATTGAATCTGATATCTCATAATGAAACCATGGTGTTTCAGATCTCAAATAGTCATCTGGGAGAAATAACTTCCCAAATGCCAACATATCCTTTGACGACTCTAGTAAAGCCTCCTCAGCCTTACTTACATTCTGGGTATTTATATTCAAGCTAAAGTTTCAAGCAATTCTTTTACTTCAGCCCAAATTTTATCATCTTTCTTTGATTTGCTAGCTTTAACAGCATGATCTCCTATCATTATAATAAGTTTAACCATACCCATTTTTTTTACTAACCTTCCGATCATTTTTTTAAGCATTATAGCTCCTTCCCATTTATCCTACCTTTTAAATAAGCTAAATCATCTGTAACGTCATTTAATTCTTTGACGATATCTTCTCTATGCCTTTGACTTGTATCATCTGATTTATTCCACCTATCTAACATTTTTAAAACAATTGATTCGACATTTGCCATTTTAGTCTCCGCTTTAGCGATAGACTGTCGAATACTATCTAAATCTTCATTTTGTACTTTTTGACTTTTAATTAAATTTATTATCATCATAGCAAATAAAATTACTATTATTCCTACTGCCCCATATTCGGCATATATACCGAAGAGATTGGAGTCAACCATTACTACTTTTTACCAAAATTGAATCTCTGAAATCCAGTATAGGATGGATTTTCCCTATACGCATCGTCTACATGTTTTTTAACCTTAGCTCCCCAATCTAATTGTTTTTCGCTTCCAGGACCACGTTCCATTAATCTAATCTTCCCATCTTTGCCAAGACTAGTAAGTATCTGCTTCGGGTTGCGTTTTACCTGTTGATTAATTTTATTCAATTCGTGTAATGGTATTTTATTTGGATCAAGTACCCGTTTAATTTTAAAAGCTTCTCCAGTTTTATGCATCTTCATCGGGAGATCTACGCTTTTAGGCATAACCAGCCTTCCGTATTCACCTTTCCACACCATGGGCTTCTTCATTAATACTTTATCCATAAAAGATCTTAAGGCATGACTCTTTACACCAAAAGTCCCATGTCTTGCGCCAGCCAGAGCCTTCTTTAAAGGCATTCCCTGTTTTAGTAACTGTCTAACAGAAACCTCAGTACCCCAACTGTCCTGATACCCACCACCCTTCTTACTAAAAAGAATTTCTTTTAATTTAGGGTCCATATTCCATGTGTCTTCAAAGAGAGATCTTTTATATTTTGCTCCCTTTATCGGGGTGTTTACTTTACTTGATAGATTTATATTTTGGAAACCGCCCATTACGTCATCTCCCTGCACAGAGGTCTTGCCCCAACCAGCTTCTTTCAATAAATTCTTTCGCCTTGGATTTAATTTTTTCCAGGCAGCGTAAGGTATCATTTCTCCAGTTTTAGGATTCTTCATTTCATAACTGATAATATTCTTAAGAGCCTTATCGTAAATTTTCTGCATCCCTACATTATGAAACCTTATCAATCCTTTATATATATCGTCTTTCGAAGGTGAGCCTCCAATTTTAGTTTTTTTAGTAGAAAACAGATTAGACAAAGTACCTTTTTGCAATCCTCTCGGCACTTCAGTCATCCCCATAGATCTTCTAAGAGAATAAAGCCTTTCCGCTAAGGCAATCCCTGCCTCATCGCCATGTTGCATATATCTAACTACCTCAGGTTCTACGGGGATATCAGCTATTATCCCCCTTGCTGCTTTAAGTGGCTCTTCCTTTATCATTTTTTTAAGAGCAGCTAACTTGGGAGCACTTTCATAACCAACAGGAAGCATAAGATTCGCAGCAGCTCTTCTTCCAAGAAACTGAGTAGCCTTATAACCGCCGCCAAGACCATAGAGAGCAGCCTCCCACCAAGAATTAGGAGTTAAGAAATCAACAGTCTCTCTAACGCCTCGTTCTTGTTCAGCAGCCCTTATTGGATCTTTATGATGAGAGGGACCAATAAAATCAACTGTCTTTTCTCCCCACGTCTTTTTTCTTTTAGCAGCTGACATTTTCTGAGGGTAACCTGGGTATCTAGCCTCACGCATCTGACCAACAGATGTGCGAGTAGCATCGGTAGGAGCACTTACAGGACGCTGTGCGTCCAAAATTTTTAGAATTTCCTCTAATCTATTCTTTGGTGGGGGCATTGGCTACTTCACCTGTTAATTCGGGTTTTCTTTTTGCGGATTCCAGCATATTATCAGAGAATCCTTGGAATACAGCTCCAGTAAGCTGGGTAACCTTTTGTTTTGGTATAACTTCGGCAGCATCCCATAACATTGAGAAGGCTTTTAGTCTATCGTTTGACCTATCTGCATTCTCAGCTTCTAACTTGACACCCTTTATAAGGTAATTAAGATCTACGCCCAACCCCTTTAGGACTTCATCTACTTCTTCTTTTACAGCACTCACAACTCTCTCCTGTTTTACTAGGACGGCAGATTTCATTTTAGCATATTGATTATTTTCGGTACCAAATGCTTTTTTGTAGGCTTCTTGGGGTGAAAATCCGTTTGCAATGAACTTTGAAAAGGCAGCTTCATTAGCAGTAAGATAATTTCTTGTTTTTATGCGCTTGGCTGTATTATTAGATGCCCTTGCGGAAAAAGTATAAATATTCTCCCTTTTCTCAGTATCCATTTTATCACTATCTCGGCAAAGATAAGTTCCAGTACAAGTCCCAATATATTTGATAGGATACTTACCCTGGTTCATTACCTTATTTACTCTAAGAGCCTGGATAACATTCCCATCATCAGCCTTTATCCAGTCGCCGAGTTCGCCTTCACGCCAATTTTCAATAATTCTTATATTTTCAGGGATTTCCTCTTCGTCTTCAAAAACTGGATGAAATGTCTTGCCAATTTTATATTTACGCACTAAGCTTCGCCTACGCACTCGCCTGGATAAGGGACTAGAACTCTCTCTATAAGATTAGCCTCATCTATCTTTTCCATTACCTCTGGGCTGGCAGTAATAGCGAGGGGCTCTTCCTCTATCGAGATGCGTTCCTCTATGGATTCAAGCTCTTCTGTTTTTTCATTAAAACGGATAACAAGTGTATAGGTTTTCATGTGGAAAGTTCGGAATAATATTGCAAAACTAAAAGGATAAATATATTTTATTTTATACTTGCCCCGTATAGGTCAAAACCCTTACCGTCTGGCGTAGCAAAAGCACACTCCTTTTAAGAGATGTGCTATTTTTTTGCGACCCCTCATATATAACCCCCCCCTTTTTTAAATAGAGAACAACACCTTCTTAGTTAAATCTCAAAAGGTTCAAAAACTAACACAAAATAGTGCACGGATAAAATTGATTGCTGGCGCCCTTGCTCGCATTTCCGATTCACGGATTTGCGTTATCTATGAAAA